CATGTCTTTAAGAATATTTGGTTTAGTTCCTGTGTTGTAAAAAACGTCCCCACCATCGAAAGCGAAATAAGCTCCGCTATCTCCAGCAGTTCCTGTGAAGGTTGGATCAGTTGCGTCAGCAGTGTTGTCTATACCAAGTGTGTAATCTCCTCCAGAGCCAGTGATCAAATTAGAAACAGTTTGACCAGATCCTCCATAAGATGTTGAATTTGTCGCGTCCACATCAATCACAGCAGAGGAAACAATGTCTCGCATATCTCCAAAACTGCCACCTGCGATTGTGCCGTCAGCGAAACCGCTTATAGTCATACCTGCGAACGCAGTCGGACCTACTACTAAAGTTCCTGCCGCATAAGCACTGACAGTAACACCAGCTGTGGCGATAACAACATCAACAGCGTCTCCGTTCTTAAAGAACCCTGAGGAGAACCCTGAGGAGAACCCTGTGCCTTGACCAATAGCTTCACTTGGAGGTGCGTTGATGGACCCTAAGAATTTTCTCATCAGGCCTACACGACGTCCTCTAAAAGATAGTAAAAAAGGTTCTCTAATCATCCCATTAGTATACCATAAAAGCGAATAAAAAGAAAGCCCCGCGTGAGCGGAGCCTTCCCGAGAGGTAACCTTGTGAGGAGGACGGACGCTTAGGCGCCAGTCGTACCGTACCACTGTCTCCAATCAGACCAACCGAAGCTATATCTCTCACGAGCTTTATAGCGGAAGTTGCCAGTATCGAAGTCACCTTCGTCACCAGTCATAAGAGCCTTACGGACGAAGTGTTTAGTACCGTCTTCGCAATCAGTTCTAATGAACCAAGCGTCAGCATCAGTGAAGTAGTTGTTCACATAAGCACCAGCACCGAAGATACCTGACGTACCAAGTACGTTAGCATCGTTAACAGTCTTAGTAGCTTCAGCTTGGATACCCACACCAGTAGACAATTGAGATTTAAGAATCTTCTTAGCAGTCCACTGTAGTTCGCTTGGGATGTGTAGCGACTTAGCTTTAGCGTTGATTAGGATACCGCGCTCGTCCCTATAGTCAGCGATGTCAATAACAGCTTGCTCAAGAGCAGTTTCTGAAATATCGATTGCAGAACTTGGACGGTTGCTTTGGTTACCTGTTAGTGTTGGGTGAGCTGTAGAGAACAGAGCAACCCCATCACCACCAAGCTGTGTTGCAGCAAAGCCGTTGTTAAAGATGTCAGCAGCACGAATCTGTTTCGTAATCGCCATAGAGCGACCAAGAGCACGAGATTTTCTACGTGATACTTCAGCGTAAAGATTGTCTTCTACAGACTCTTCAGTAACAGCAAAGCCAAGGGCAATTGTTACATGGATGTATGTAGCGACATATGTTTCACGCATGTCATCATATTGGATACCTTCACCTTCGAATTTCTCAGGGGCAGTACCTAGACCAGTGAACATCACTTCTTCTTCGAAGTTACGACTTGATTGCTCAACGTCGAAAAGAGGAAGGTGTTCATTGTCAAATTTAGAGTAAGCGCCACCAAAGACTTTGTTTAAGCCGGGGATAAGCTGCTTACTAATTTTGGAACGATTTATAGCCATAGTAGTATTCTCCTTTTAAGAATTATTTACAGTTCACCAACAATACCGTGGTTAGATAGTTTAACTTCAACCGCAGATGGTGCATTGCCCCACTCGCTGTCTTGTCCAGTGTAAAGTCCAACAATTGTCACCATATGTCCGCCTGAAGTGCCTACAGAAGCAGCTACATCAAGAACAGCTTGTGAACGACCATTGACAACAGAGCCAATAGCAGATAGTTTGAAGGACTGACCTAATAGACCAGCTGAGATAGAAACTGCGTCAACAGTTCTAACTACATAAGTTTGGTCTGCACTGTCTGTAACAAAAGCTAGAGGCTGTGTGTAACCACCGTCTAAAGCAATACCACCCTTAGAGGAAGTAGCTGCTACAAAGTTTTTAGTAAACTGAAGTTGACCGTTAGAGTCAATATATCTAACACCTTGGAAGGAGCCGATACACGCGTCAGTGTTTCCTGCAAGTTGAATTACACCTGCAGATAGTTTAACTGGGTCACCTTCACCAATTGCCGTGTTATAGCCGTTAGCAATAGGGTAAGTAGTCTGACCTGCAGTTTCACGTCCTGCGCCTAACTTACGTAAGGGAGTTAGACCTTTAAGTACATCAAGAGCCATGTTTTATTTCTCCATATTTTCTTTTACTTAATACGTCAGCTCCCTCACCGGAGAAAACTAACTTTTTATTCACCCAAGGAAACTTCCCGGGTATCTCCCAGATCGAACTCTTCACCATGAGCGGCAGAGGGAGCGACCTGATTTTTTCTAAGATCCGATTTAACACTTTCAGTGCGCTGTCGAATAACTTCGGCTTTCTTCTTTTTGCTTGCCTCAATAAATGAAAGAGGTATTTTAGCTAAAGCAGAGTCGCCAATTATGTAAAGTCCTCTACTGTCTGTCACGGCATCTCCAAATACTGAGATAATTTCTTCGTCTAGACCGGGTACTTCTTCCCGTTTTACGAAGCTGTAACCTTGAGTAGATTTCTTTTGAATATTAACAGAGTCTAAAGCATCGGTTGAACCGGGTTCTTTAATACGAACCCACTGTAGGTCATAACCTTTTTCCTTATAAAGCTGCCTAGCTACGTCTGGTACGAACATCAGTTCACTCCGAAGGTAGTTCTCAGGTAGCTCTGTAGGAGCCGCTTCTAACTCAAACTTCGATGCTTGTTTCGCATCCAAATCTAAATCGTTAATACTTTTAAAATTAATTTTATCATTATCAGACATTTTATTGTTTCCTTTTTACTTTCTTTTATTACGCGCTATAGTTTTAATGGTGTCATTCTTTCACCTGAATTTTTAGAGCTTTCAATGCGAAGAAGCTCATCAGCATATTCCTTATAGGAAATACCCATGGTCTTAGCAATTCTCTTTTGTTCAGCATCTAGAGTGATTTTGCGACTCTTCCGTTTAGAAGCAGCCTTAGGTGTAGTGCGCGAAGCACCTTGAACAGTTTGGGAAACCTTTTTCCGTGTCTTTTTAGGTTTAACGTCTGTTTCGGACGATTGATTAGTAGATTTTACCACTTTAGGGTTCCCTTTAGCAAGTCCTAGTTTATTTAATTTTGAATCAACCTGCTCATAAAGTTCTGCGTCTTCATACGTTAGACCTTTATTTAACAACACACGAGATACTGCATCTGCTACTGCAATACGTTCTTGATCCTCCTCTGATTGAGGATTTGAGAACCAAGGATTAGCTTCCACCCACACTTGCAGCTCCAGTGGAACCTTTTGTGTTTGTGGGTTGTTGTCAGTTGTACTCGATAAATCTTCGTCAGCAATCTCCTCAGGAGTCCAAGCTTCGAAAGCTTGAAGTTGAGTTGTAGCTTTCATCAATTCTTCCTGCAGTTCAACAGCTTTAGTGATGTCTCCTTCATCATGAGCCGCTTTGATTTGACTCTTAAGAGCACTATTGTGTTTTGCAAGAAGAGCTTTATTCGACTCTACCATCTCTTTTTGAAGTTCAGCGTTTCTTATTTTCAAAGCATGTGCTTCTTTACGAGCAGCTAAAGTCTCTTCCCTTTGAGCATTACGTTGTGTAATTACTTCTCTAATACGTTTGTTGTAGCGGTCTGATCCTTCTTTGGCTTTCGCGTCGTCTTCGTCTGAGCCATCTTCATCATCATCTTCCTCATCTGAGTCGGTTGCTCCATCATCGGCATCTTTTGTATCTGCTTCGTCTTCTTCATAGGTTTCCTCATCTTCCTCATCATCTTCTTCTTCTTCTACATCGTCATCTTCGATGTTTTCTTCGTTCAACTCAGGAAAAAATTCGTCAAGGTTATCGTCCTCGTCGTCTTCCATCATCTCAAGTTCGTCAACCTCTTCCTCATTAGAAGACAAAGGTTTGCTGTTTTTAGTTTGACCGCTTAGGTCTAGTTCTTTTAAAGCCATTTATATTTTCCTTTTTTTTACGTTACCGTTAAGCCGCAACGTCACTGTTAATTAAACAAATTGAAATGTGGGTCAACGCTCTTAGGGTCTTCCACAGTTGCAATCACTTTATCACAAGAAACAATTGTAAGGATTGTCCCTTTGTAATTCAATTTAGTCCCTGTTAGTTTAGGGATCATCACATAGTCACCTACGTTGGCCCAAGGTCCAGTTTCTTTAAACATGTCTTGAGTGTACGCTGTAGGGCCTACTAGTAATACTTTACACACGTTCATCAAATACGATGCATCATCCGCTGTTTGATCAGATATGATAATTCCTGATTTAGTCTTTGCTTCAACGTGTATTGGTTTTACAAGAAGATTATGTCCTGTTAATTTAAAACCTTTTAAATCAGGATCTTTCTCTTCTGAACTAGTTGTTTTATCGCTAAGTATTGATACTTGTTCCATATTTTACTATTCCTCTCTTTTTAATTTATCTTGATACAGTTCTTCAAACAGTCTTTCCGCCAGAGCCAAACCCTCTAGAGTGCCGCAAAGTTTAGTGTATTTGGAAAAAGATTCGCACGAGCCTGAGGTTAAGTTCTCAGTCCGTGCAGCTGTGTGTTCGTTCAACAGCTTTAGATAAGCTGCGCGAAATTCGTTGTATCGCATGTTAAGTTACCTCTCTAAGTAATCTACAGGTTATTCTACATCATCTTTACCTGTATTGTCAACCTGTTGCCTTTGCTGTAGCTGCGCTTGTTGACTTTGTTTTTGCTCTTCCTCTGCAAGTTCAAGAAGATCTTCTACCTGATCCATCGTCTGCTTAGACTGCGCTGACTCCTGTTTGATACCTGCAATTAACATTTTATTATCTTCTTTTAGTTTAGTTAATTGAAGTTGCATTGCTTTCAAAGTTAGTTCTGCATTTGTGGCCATAGTCTCAGCCTCAAGTTTCGCAGTCTCGTTACTAACTCTTAGAAGTTCGGCATCTGCCAGCTTGTTTCTAGCTGTGTCAGGCCCTTGAGCTTCAAGCTCCATAAGTCTCTGACTCTGCTGCTGTAGTTTTTGAGCCGCTTGTGCCACAATCTGTTCTTCTGTAGAACCTTGAGCTTCACCAGACGCGGCTAAAGCTGCAGTCTGTTCTTTAAACTTAAGAATAATATGCTCTTGTATATTGGCTTGTATTAAAGGAACAAGAGGAGCCATCGCAGGACTTCCCCCTGAGTTAGGATCTTGTAGGAACGCTGACTTCGCCATCATATGCGAGTCATGATCTTGTCCCGGGAAAGCGGCTATAGGAGATCCCTTCTGGAGTTTCAACAAATCAGTTAAAGGATCAGAAGGAGTGGCTTGCTCTTCAATAGGAACAAATTTCTTCACTCTTTCATCATCAACACCCATGCTTTCATAGTAGTAGCGCGTCACTTCTGGTAGATCGTGTATAACAGGATTTTGCAGAGCAGCTGTGTAAATACCTTGGGCTGTAGTAAGCTTCTGAGCCTGAGAGTTTAAATTCGGATCTGCTTCTGGTACAATATCAACACCACCAGCATAATCTTCTTTAGTTACATTGAAAGTCCTTCCAATCGTATCAAAAGACATTGAGTCTTCTAAATACTCATAGTTTATAGCTGCAAGTATTCTTAATTCTTTCTTCTGTGATAAGTAAAGTCTTCTGTGGACACCTGAGAAAAACTTTTGTGATTCCTCAAGGAGAGCTAAAGTAGTTCCGACAGGACCATAGTTAGTACTATCTGCCACGACTTGTTCAGTTGTATCAGCAAACTTTTGACCACGTGCTTCGATAAACTGGAACATCTGAAGGAGAACTTGTGAAGGCTCTTTAAAGTTCAAAGGATAGATCAGTTGATTGATAGGGATACCACCAGTTTCAACATCTTTAAACTCACCAAAAGCTATCGGACCATCTCCACCTCTGTTACGCATTCTCTTATCGATAAAACCACCTTGAAGGTTGGCGAACTGTCCTGAGTCAACAAGGGAGCGCATCACTGTTGTAAGCGTTACTTGTATGTTACCAAGAAGATGAATATAACCTAAACCGAAGAAACCCGGTCCCGGAATAAACGTATAAGGAATAAAAGGGACAATTCTTTCATAATTAGCATCTGTCTCTCTCCAACCTCTTCTGATGCTGAGGATAGATTCTGACTCTTTTTCTATAGTCACTACGTAGGGTCTAGCAATCCCATCTTCATGCTCGTCGCCGGGGACTTCGAGAAAACAGTAGTGTTCCAAAAGGGTATAAACTTCCTCGTCTGTGTAAGGAGTGTGTCCTAACTCTTCATCTAACTCTGCTTCAATAACACCTTGCTCACTGAAGGCTCCGTGTGTTTCAATAATTTCTTCAAGATCTGAATAAAGACCGTTCACAATATCTTTTTTAAACTCGTCAGCAGTCCTGTGGATTACATGGGTGAAACTAGGAGCAGTCGTAAGATTTGTTGTGTGGTAGTTAGTAACAAAAGAATCAAGAGGAACGAACTCAGAAGCAGGTCTGTCAAAAACACCGTTGTAGTAGACTTTTTTAAACGCTGTTCCTACAATTGGTAAATGAAACAACATTCTTTCCATCTCAGGAAAGTACTCTTCCATTTCTTCAGTAATCTGGTAATTCATATGTGCTCTTACTCTTTTAGCACGATCTTCTTTATCATCTGTATGTTCCCCAAGAACTCTAGTTTTGACTGGACCCTTAGAAGGGAATAACGCAGCAGCAGCTTTAGCTTGGAACTTAACAGCGTTCTCTGTTATCAAAGGATGGTGTGCTCCACAAGCTCCGGGAAAAGGTTCGTTAACTTCTTCTAACTTCACTCCTAAAAGCTTCATGCCAGAAGCGATTGTCTCCATGTGTTCACTGATAGACTCTTTATCACCATCGTATTGCTCAACTACGCAAGAACTTATTTCCATCAACTCATGTTGGTCCAAGTCCTCTGCTAAGTTTGTGAAGTGTTCATCTTCAGGGTTAATAACACCTCTTAGATTTAAAGACTCTTCCAACTCTTCTACAGCATCATAGTCGAACTCAGTGGTCCCGTCATCGTACTCAGTAACAACTGCAGGAGCCCCTGTCATGTCGTCTATCTCAAGAATATCGTTATTAGGTGTTGTTTTGTTAATCTGTTTTTCAATTGCCATTTTGTATCTCTTTTCCATCTACTATAGTTGGGTTCGTTTATTATAACATATCTACTATCTTGAGCCAAGAAGAGCAGACCAATAAGATGAACCTCCGTCAGAATGGTCGTCATCATCGTCTGGATCTTCGTAATCATACCCTGAATGTCTAATGACGCCTAAGTCTCGCATATAAGTCACAGCCATAGACACCGTGTCTGTGTAGTCATCGTTTGGGGACGAAGGGAAGTTACAAACCTCTTCTACAACATCCTCTGCCCAAGGTTTGTGCTGTGGAGCCCATACTCTTGCCATTTTAAAGATCACAGAAGCCGCTTGAAGCCTCTCCGCTTTCTTTCCCCTTGGATCATACTCAACTAGTGGGAAACCTCGTCTATAGAGCTCCTGCAGCAAAGACTGCCCAGAGGCTTTCTTCTCAATAATAAAATAATCTGTCTTCCATCTAGGATCCGCCCTCAGCTGCTCACACTTCTCACACAGATCAGGGAAAGACCACTTACCTCTCTCAGCATACAAAAGAATCATATGTGGTATCTCTTGCACTCCGTTAGATGTCTCCACCCTATGGTGAAAAATTCCCCACACAGTATAGGCAGAATAGTCAGCTCTTTCTTTTTCAGAGAATGCAGTATCCATTGACACAATCACCTGTGAGACCTTAGGAGGATCCGACCTATCCCAGTCTTTCCAATCATCCCACGAGATAATCCCACCCTCTTCAGGAACAGGGTTCTGCATATACAAAGCGTTCCACTTATACGGCTCTGTCTCCATATAGTTAGCCTTTAGTTCCACAAGGTCGTCAATAGGTTTATACTCCGGCCAATAAGAATCACCCGGTATAAAGGCGTTAGCAGGGTCTCCCGGTTTCCTTAGGAGTCTTGAGGACTCTTCGTCAAGGATAGCAGGTATCGACACGACCTTCCAAGGTCTCATAGTCGTCTTAGAGTCAGGTTTCCTTTGATCCCCGTCAACTTGCAACAGGAACCCCGAGAGGTCGTCTAAGTGCCACCTTGTGTTGATAATCAACTCTCCCGCACCGGGTTGACAACGTGACCTGATGCCGGGAATGTAGTTCATGTTAATCTTCGTTCTTTCCACTTTACTGAAGGCTGTTTGTTCGGATAACACATCATCACAAATAATAAAGTCACCACCCTTACCAGCAAGAGCTGTTTGAGCACCAGCACAAAAGAACCCCCCGTTCTTCGTCGTAAGAAACCTCTGTGCCGCAGACGCCTGTTGATCCACCATAGTCTCAGGGAAGATCTCTTTAAACTCGTCAGAAACAATAAGGTTTCTAAGAGGTCTACCAAAGTTGTCAATAGCATTTTGAGTGTTGTTACCAACAAGAAGCACTCGGTACTTAGGGTTGCACCCCAGTATCCAAGCTGGAAAGAGAATAGAACACAACACAGACTTCATAGACCTTGGTGGTAGGAACACTTGTAATCTATCAGCTTTATTAGACGAGTCCTCTTGGTACGCCTCATACGACTCGTATAGCTCTTGTAAGTGCTCACAAATAACTTGAATGTGTCTGCCATCCCTAAACGTGTTAGGAATAACATTACCAGATATTAACTTAACAAAAGTGTAGAAATCTTTTCTTGCACCTTGTATAGCCAGTTTAATAAGAAAATCGCGGATCTTCTCCTCAAAGGCTTTAGGTATCGGCCACTTAGGTAACACCTTTGACATCCTTTTGACTATAACTGTGTTCTCGAGAATACTTGCAGGAGAATCTATCAAATACTCCAAAACATCTTTAAACTCTTTCTCTGGGAGATCCTCAGGGTTACACCTAAGCATCTTGAATGTTAATTCTGTCCTGTTCATCGTTACTTCGTTTCCTCCTTCAATGTTCGTACTCTCGTCTCTCTAATGTATAAATACTCAACTTGGGATTTTCTTAAGTGGATCACGGAATGTTACAATAAATGATACAATGTAACCCTTTGTGATACCGTTAAATGCTTTGTAGCCCTTAGTGACCCTTAAGTTTACACTAATGTAACAATTGTAACAAAACTGTAACAATTCGTGATCGATAATTAGTTGACGCAGAGGGGTAAAATATGGTATTAATAGTAATACATAAGTATAACCATTTGTTAAAAAGAACCACGGTTTTTTCTTTTTCTTTTGCAGACCTAGTCTGTTTTGTTTTTCTTTTTTGTGCATATATACCAACACTAAATTTCAACACAACCGCAGAACCACTCAACACTTTAGAAGTCACCCGCGCTTAAGTGTACCCCTTAGGGGTCACCTTAGGAGTCACCCGCGATTTAAAATCAATTAATGGTTGTGTCATCCTTAGGTGTTCCCTTAGTCGCTTCCTTAACAGTTTCCTCATGGGTTCCCAAAAGTGTTCCAAACTTATTCAGATCTTTAGAAACATCACCGTCCTTGTCCTTTAGGTTCTCACCAATAGTTCTCTTAGTAGTTTCACTACGTTTAATATCAAAGCCACCTAAGGTGTCGATCCTTGCCAACACGTCCATAGCAATCTTAAGGTTTCCTTGTTCTCTTGCCTCAATATACAACTCGTGATACTTCCGCACTTGCTCCTCGTAAGAGATACCGAAAGCTTCAGCATACTCATCCTTAAGCTGTCTAATACGAGCCTTAACTA